CAATAGGATCATCGCTATCATCAGCACGAGCACCTGCTGACTTAATGTTAATAGATTTGAAGTCATAATGAATGCCGTTGTATTTGTTGGTCAACGATTCAAACTCTTTAACTCGGTCATCACCTACAACCATAGTGACATGCTCATGACCCTCATCATGGAGGTCACGTAACACATCAAATACATTTCTGTGTGCCTCGTTGTTTTGGATTGCGTCCTTATGTTGCTTAAACATCTTACGCATGTGGTCCACCTTCTGCTGTGCAGACAGTGGATTCTTCTTGTGGTCCTGTGACCTAGAGGGGTAGATTCTATAATTACCAGAGTCACCACCGTGTGCTTTCACTGCATCAAGAAGTTTGCCATGACCTGCATGAGGTGGGTTAAACCTACCGAAGGTAATAGCGACATGTTTGTCTTCTAATTTCTTGTCAGCAGCAGTCTTACCCTTCGATGAAGTGGAAGGTTTCTTCGCCTTTGCTGCAGCTTGTGCTGCCTCTTGGATGAATTGTAGAAATTTCATTTACCCCAGTCTTTAGCTACTGTGAAGTTAGCGCGAGAGAATTCTAATCTGTCTACGAGTTTGAGTGCCGCACCGTCACGGATTGCAACGAATCCTTCAGGGTTGGTAGCACGTAGACCGTTTTCTGTTTCCAGAAATGTGCCGATACTTTTAATTTGTATCAGTTTATTTATGATTAAAGTCTTTGCGTCCATCAGGTTTTTGAAACCATCAAGTGCTGAATTCATCATATTGCTATTAGTATTTAGGTATTTCATTGACTCTGCCTTACGGTTAGTCCAGTCTAACTTAGACTTGAGAGTCTTCTTCTTATCTATTTCCTGTGTATACTTGTCACTTACAAACTTTTTGAAACCGTTTGCCATCTGTGATGAGGATGTAGGGATGACACCACCTCTGACAATCTGGTTGAAATAAACCTTAAAGAGTGCAGGTAAACTGAAGGGACCCTTACCACCCTGTATCGTGTCAAGAAATCTACCACCAGAGGCGAGAGACTTCTCAGCAGAGAGGATGACAGCGTTGAGTCTAGACTTCTCAGCAGGAGACAGGTTTGCTGCTCCATTGATATTCTCAAACGTAGAGGAGAATACTGCTACGTCTTTGACACCCTGCAGTTTACTTACATCAACACCAAAACCTGCTGACAGACTGTCCATGCTATTACCTGAGTAAGTCGTATGGAATACGATACCCATCTTACTAGCACCTACCTTCTTACCCATAGGGGAGTCAGCATTCAACACATAGGTAATGGTGTTGGGTTTGAATTTGTATTCTCCTGACGACTTGGAGAGTGGTTTACTATAGAGCAGGTCACCCTGTAGCACACCATCAATAGGCAGGTCCTTTAGATACTTAAGACACAACTTAAGAATGGACCCGACTGTTGACCCTGCATAAAACCTGTCAGCATCAGCGTCAGAATATACAATCTTCGGGTCAGTCTTATTGAAGACCGACTTGGTGCCGACAAAGAATTGTTTAGTCTCAGGATTTCTACCACAAATAACAGCGGGTGCACCATCCCACTTGGTAGTAATCTTCACCTTAGACCCACCGCTACCCTCGGTGAGCATGTCACGGAGTGCTTTGAGAAAGTTGATAGCATTGGTGGCACCTGCAGACCCTTGGTTAAAGATGTCATCTTCTAGGTGCTCTAGGTGTGTGTTCTTTGCCATGTCTGTATTATAGCAGGTCTAGAGGGGTGTGGGTAGGGAGAGTGGACACTTTGACAACCTACTCCAGCTTGTAGTAGGGGGCAGAGATGCTGGACTGAGATGAAGCATATAGTAAGAAGTCTTCACACAGTTGGTCCCTCTTCTCTCCTTTAATAGAGTCAATCAGATTAAACAGTTGGACTGCCTGCCACTTAGAGTATAGGAATGGGTCAGTCACCTTCTTAGGGTCCTTGAATAGTTTCTCTATCTCTGCAGGTGTTGACTTGGCATACTTCTTAAGTCCTGCCTTAATGTCAGCAATCATCTGGTCACGATTATTCGTAACCATACGTGCAGCAGTGGTAGGTATTTGTTTAGCACCACCCAGATGATTCTTAATCAGTAGGTTGATAGGACCAAGAGATATCTTTCCTTGGTTAGCACTAGCACCCTTGACTTCACCCTGCCATCCTGTCAGTTTAGTGCCACCAAATGTCCTGAATTGAATCTTCACACCACTCTTATAGATGATGTAACCATCTAGTGACTCCTTACCCATCTCAAAGCGAGAAAACTGTTGCTCATTCTTCTGCTTCTTATCGAAGTTGATGGGTTTCATTCTTGCTGCAGCGGTAATCTTCTTAAGAGATACACCGATAGCGATATTCTTTTGTATCCTCTCTTGCATACACTGATTCAATCCCCTGATACTCTCCTCTTCACCTAGACATGCAGGGTCAAATGCAGGACCAATCAGATATATGTCAGCAGGAGACCACTTATTCTGGTCCATTCTGATGCCTTCCTTCTTAGCAACTCTCTTGAAGGCACCTTCAATTCTATCTACTGTCTTACTACCACGGTGGAAGACATAGTTTTTACCTAGAGTGGCAATGATTTTCTCTGCACCTTTGTTACAGGAATCAATCCAGTCCTCAGATAATTCTTTTCTTAGTTTCTCGCAGTCATTACGTGCGATGTCAGCAGGGATGTCAAACTTACTTGATGCCTTTCTAATGTTGGCCACATCAAACACTGTGCCTGCATCTGATTTACCAGTCACTGCTCTCACTGCAGCAAAGACACACTGTGCTGACTCAGTTAACTTAGTAATCTCAGCACCAGCACCACTACCGCCAGCACCCTTCTGCTTGTATACAAATTCTGTTAGTGTCCCTCTAGTAGATTCAACTACTGTGCCAGAGAAACTAGATGGTGGCCATCCTCTCTGATACTTAGGGTATCTCAGAGCATCATGCCAATCGATATTCTCCTTAGTCAATGCATCTTCAATCGCTTTCTTCGCTGCGATTCTATCCTTACTGACTACACGGATACGTGTCAAAGATGCAGACGGACTGCCTATGATTTGTGACTCATAGGTTTCTAAAACTTTGTTGGTGGCTAGGAGTATCTCGTCCTCAGTATTGGACTTAGCCATGCTCTTAACTTAAGTTACAAGAGTATTTAGGCAGATGTTTCCAGAGACACTGATGCGGTCCTCATCACAATTAAAGAATGGATAGACACCATGGTTTAGTTTTGATGGGAAGAATAGCATAGTATCATTCCACTCGGGGTCTAGTTGATACTGATAGGATGTAATCTCTCCTAGGATATTGGTGAAGTGAAACTCAAAGTTAGATGCTGTGCCTTTACTGTTATCACATAGAGCATACTGCTCTCTCCAATCAGTAGGTATATTCAACCAGATGACAAAACTATACACTCCAAAATGATTATGAAATGGATTGTAGTTAGTTTGCTTCATGGTATTCATCCACAGGTTATCCAACATGAATGGATGTGTCCCTCTGGTAGGCACATTGAAGTCACCAAACTCCTCAATGTATCTCCCAATGAATCGTGTGCATACCTTATTAAAAAACCAGTCCCCTTCATCTCTAAGATAAAGAGAACTGTCTACATGACCAAGCAACTCTAACTTGGCATCTTCTTTTGCCTTGTAGATATACTGCCAGAGTTTACCAGACTCTTGACTACTGAGTGTGTCCTCTAACCACCCTAGATTAGAGGGAATTATGCTCCGCATTATACTTATCCTTGTTGTTTACATACCAAGTATCAGGATTTGTCTTACGAATGACGATGTAACCGTCATCTTTATTGGGGACATCATGATGTGTGACAACTTCGTATTCTACTTTACTTAGGTCCCATCCAAGATGCTCCATGGCATCATTTAATTCAAGTGTTAATAGCAAAGCTTTACTTATCCTCCGTCCTTTATACTTTGAATTGTCATTTGAGAACGATCTTGGCATTGGTTAGAATTCCAGTGACGAATTACTCCGCTAACAATAAAACAGTTAGTGACAAGATAAGTGAGAAGTATAATAGTCCGTAGCACAACCACGTGGTTGTCATATTTTTCTGTCTTGTCATCGGAAAAACTACCTAGTGTATACTTCCACGTCCTGAGGACGCCCCTAAATGTCACCTGGCGCTCTGTTTTCACTGTAGTTTACCTCAAACATACCGCCTGGATATCGTGCTGCAAGTTTGAGAGTGTTGATGTAAATGATTTCATCAAGTCGAGTGTCAAGTGCCATTGCTGCCTGTGCAACATACCACATGATGTCACCCAATTCTTTTTGCAGGTGCTCTTTAGTGGCAGTGTCATAGGGTTTGCCTTGAAACTTCAGTTTCTTAACAATCTCCATGAATTCTCCTGCCTCTGCAGACATACCAGATGCAGCAGTATCAAGACGAGAGATGTTACAACCTGCTCTCTTCAACTCACCATAACGGTCCATCAAAGAATTGAAGTCCTTAGATGCCTCTGAAGTTACACGGTCAACAAACTCAGTGTATTTGTCAAGGTCAATCTCAAACTTCTCGTTACCTTTCTTCTTTGCTTTCTCGCGCTCTTCAATCTTCTTGTCAACCTTACGCTTTGACTGGGGAGCACTGCCCATCTTTGCTGCCATATCTTCGGCAGTCTTAGGGGTGTCATCAACTTGTTTTTGTGCTTGCCCCTGTGCTTCATCTACCTTGTCACGTGCAGCACTATTGATACGCTCAGCAGCAGCATCTTGGTTGCCATCGTTAGGGTCGAAATTTTGGGTAAACTTATTTGCGTTTGCCATAGTTAAATTTTGAATCCTTCAAATTGTTTTTTACTGTCAGTTTTGTATGACACAGGGTTGTCAGGTATATCACCAGCGTCGATGATGTCTTCTTGTGCCGACTGCTCACAATCATACAATCTCATCTTCGCCCTGTCAATACCCACCACGAATCGCTTATACATGGTGGGGTCATTGTATCTATTCTTCAACTGCTTGACCATAATCTGACCCATCTGCTCCATATCTTCTGTGGAGATGAGAGCAATCATCAGGTCAGCAGTAGCAGGTAGACCAAACGATTCACTGGTGTCAGTAATCTCTACGTCAGAGTTACCGTATCCAGAGCGAGTGGTCTGAGTTGCAGACACGATAGGCACATTCATTTTGCCTGCTAGTCCACGCAACTCTTCAGCGATTGACTTCACATAGGTATATGAGTTTACAATAGTGCCTTTATACCTACTACTAGCGCAGATATTGAGATAATCGACAAAGATAATGTCAGGATGGAAACCTTTTTTAAGGGACAACTCATTTAATAGTGACTCGAAGTGACCAACGTGTGCTGATGCAGTAGGATATTCCTTGACAACAAGTTTACCCTGTGTCTTCTGCCTCAACTTATCCATCTTAGCACGATACTTTGCCTTAGTAAACAGGGGGTCGCTTAAGGTTTGGATTGGAATGTCGAGGAGGTTGGCATCAATTCGCTCAGCAATCTTTTCCTCTGCCATTTCACATGTAATGTAGAGTACGTTGCGCCCTTGCATGAGGCAGGCACTAGCCACATGGCACATGAATAAAGACTTGCCGACACCTGTACCAGCGAGTGCGATATTGAGAGTCTTATTAGGGAGACCACCTTTGGTAATCTTGTTAAGATACTCAAGGTCGAATGGAATCTTTTCTTCTTTTCTGTGGTAGAAATCGTAACGGTCATCGGAGTCAGCTAGGTAATCGTGTCCCACGTGGTCATCAAAGCATACACCCAATGCCTCTGACATGATGCTAGGAATAGCATCCTTAGTACGTGTCTTGTCTTGACCGTCAGCAATCTTTACAGACTCCATCAGGGCAAGGTAAATTGCTCTCTCCTTACACCACTTCTCAGTGGTATCCAGCAACCACTCTTCATTGTAGTGGTCTCTGTCGAGGTTATCAAGGAAAGACTCTACTTCATTGTAGATATCCTCTGTAATGTCACGCCTCTTTTCGACTTCAATCTTCAGAGCATTAGGCTCTGGTGTGGTGTCAAACTCATTAATGTATTCAGATAACGTTTCAAAAAGAATACGTGATTTGTATACGTCGAAGTATTCAGGCTTAATAAAGGGCAGGACTTTGCGACTGTAAGACTCATCCAAGATGAGTTTACTGAGAGCAACTTCCTCAATTTTCAGACTCATGTATAATGTAGATAAGTGGTAACGATATACTTGTCATCACTGACAGGAGGTAGTCCTGCATGTGGAAACATCCACATAGGAGGAAACATAACAATTCTACCACACTTTGCAGTTACTTTATAGTCTAACTGCTCAAAGAAAGTCTCGCCACCTTCTGTCACATCATTCATATACATGAAGAATGAAACAAAACGACGAGCAGATTCATGGTTACCCACATCAATGTGAGTATCGAATCTATCGCCAGCGGTAGCGGAGTATTTATGCATCTTGATTTGCTCAAGACTATTTTCTTTTGGCCATAGTTTATCCATCTTCATGTCGATGGCATACTGCTGACCACATGCTTGGATTGCTTGGATGAGTTGGTTATGAATTACATTCCACTGTGGATGTTGCTTCTCCTCTGACATAAGAGTCAGGTTAAGAGAGGTCATCTGAGGTGTCTCTAGACGGACAACATTCTCATCCACCTTGAATAATTCGATGGCATACTTGCACATATTATAGTCAAGTACATCATCATAGATTTTGATATACTCCTTAAGATCCATACCCAAACTCCTTCGCAGCACACTCGTCGAGTGCCTGCATTATTTCTGGCGTGAAATACTTGTCAGGAGAGGCAAGAATAGCAGAAGGATAAACGGAAGATTCCCCAACAACAACGCGATTCCCCTTCCGTTGGAAGACTCCATATTTCTCACCCAATTCCAGTAGGCCGTAATACTTGTCCAGTCCACGTTCGTCGTAATAAAGTCGAGTCTCAATCTCGTTATTCTCCTTAGTTAATCTTGACTTGGCGGTTTTGCATTTGATAAGATTTCCAACAACCGTCTTACCATCTTTTTCCTTCTTCTTTGATAGATATATAATTGTTGATGCAGCGTATTTGAGTCCACTTCCACCTCCCATCTCCTTCGTAGGAATATACGCACCCACTACATCATATGTATGATTAGTAACAAGAAGTGGGACGTTTGCTTTACCTAATTTTAATGTTAGCACACGGAAGATAGATTTGACAACCTGTGCACGTGTCATGTCACGGGTCTCTTTACCTGCCTCAGAATCTTCAATCTCTTTAGTGGTAGACAGCATACCTAGAGAGTCCAATACAAACATCAGAGGTTTGCGGTCTTCTGCTTTCTGCTCAAGATACTTGTCAAGAATCTTAATAGATTGTGTGCGGAATTCCTGTACTGTGGTAACAGGCACGACAATCATACGCTTTGAATCGATGTTACGCGACTCAATCATCTCCTTAGAGATAGCAGATTCAGTCTCAAAATAAATGACTCCAGCGTCAGGGTCCATTTCCAGATAGTGTTTGACAATCGACAGACAGAAGAATGTCTTACCAGTCGATGACTCACCAGCGATTGCTGTAATCTTATTGGATGGAATACCTCCGTAGATACTGCCAGATACTAGACCATTAAAGATGTATGACCCTGTATCAACAAACGCAGAGGTGTCTCCTGCAGACACACCATCAGCAACTACCGTTGCATATTCATTGTCAATCTCTTTTACAATATCCTGTAGAAAATTCATACCCATCGTTTAGTCTGTAAGTATTTTAGCACGTCTTCACGCACGTCCATCAACTCATTATAGCATGATTGGTTGTGAGCGCAAGAGCGCAGTTTGTCATCTGGTTTATGGACTGACTCAATAAAGATGTCAAGTGCCCTATTCCATTTGTCTTGTTTAGATTCTATGCCCATAGTGCCTCTAGAGTGTTACGTTTTTCTGCATCCCATCCAATAGTATCCAAGATTACCTGAAGGGGGTCAAGGAAACTCTTCTTGAATTGGAGGTCATAATCAATACTCCCCTGCAATCCAAACTCATGCGGTAGAGTTTGGAAAAATGATACCACGTTTTCATTAATCTTATTGGGGGTGCTTAACATTATGTACTTAATCTTCTCACCCTCCTGAATGAGAGGATACTTGTGTGTAAGTTTCTTTTTCTTCACCCAGAAGTTATACAGCAGTGCACCACGCACATGCATAGGACAACCCTTGCCATAGATTGTGGCAGGTGAAGAATTCTTTGCAATGTTATTACACCCACGTGGGAATGCAATCTCTTCGGCAGACATACTTTCAAACTTCTCACGGAAGTCAGCAATGTATTGCTGTGCTGCTGCCTCATCTTCATTCATGATGACATTAAGTGCTTCTTTAATAGCGACACGGCATGGTGCAGGGGTAGAAGACTTAACTGCTTCGATACCCATCATCTTGAGTTTAGGCTCAGCATACTGCACACCTTCACTATTCCATACGTTGAGAATATATCTCTTCTTAGCAGTCCAGATACCTTTGTTAGCGATATTCTCTCGCTTCATCACCATCTTCTGATCGTAGGCATTCACATAGGACGCCAACGTTTCATAAGAATTTCGTATATACTTCTCAAATTCCACTTGACACACCTTGTCAAGGAACCTAACAACACTCTCATCGCTCTTCTCTCTGCCTTGGAATACCTTGTCAACAAAAGGACCCAGATTGAGATAGATGGAATCAGTATCACTAGCAATAACGTAGTCATCATTATCAGTTTTTAGAATTTTGTTTAGGTAAGCATTCATCTTGTTTTCAATCCATCGGATGCTTACCTGCCCCGATAGAGTAATCGCTTCAGCATTTGCCAGATTGTAATACCTGAAGTATTGAT